TATTTTAGCTTGTCTTGCATGTGTCTTTGATGCTTTTTGCAAACCTTTAACAACTTTCTTTAAACCTTTTACCATTATTTTTTCTTACTTCTTTTTGCAAATGTTGCAACGTTTGTAGGTTTAGGGCCAGTGTTCGACGCTGCACGTTTTCGTTTTACAGCCGAAGCCTTCTGTGAAGCACTCATTGAACGTGCTTTTGCAAGTGGGACACACTTTGGATATTTTCTTTTGCTGCCCTTGGATCTTCCGCATGGTTGATACTTTCCGTTCTTCTTCGGTGCACCAATGTCCACCCATTTTTCGTCCAACCATTTTTTTAGACCACTCATTATACGTATTTAGTTTTTTTTCTTTTTCCCGCCATGACTTTACCACAGCCCGTAGCAATTTTACTTTTGACAGATCCACCGCTACTTTTTTTAGTTCTACCAACTTTACCTTTGCAATATTTAGAAGCCCAAATATTCGCGTATGCTGAGGGATATACCTTGAACTTTCTTTTCGCTGCAGCCTTACCTTCAGGACATAGTTTAGCCATTATTGTTTACTCGCTTTATCTTTGCACTCACAATCGTGATCACAAACACATGGTGTAATACCAAACAGCTTGCAAAAGATTTCGCAAATTTTGTTTTTAATTTTTTTAAGCATTTTTCTTTTTCATTTTAGCGCCAGCAATTCTATCTGCTTGTGTTGGCTTAGGGTTTTTGTCTATGCCAGCTTTTACAGATAACATGCCAAAGTTACTAGCTTTACCACCGCCCATTTTTTTAACACGTCCACCCATTTTATAACCTTTAGGTGATACCTGTTTATTGTATAGTCTGTTTACCATTATTTTTTCCCTCCATTTCGGAATATTTGTGTACCCTTTATACCATATATACTTGCCACTACAAGTATCCATAAATTCGTGAACCAACTAGGGAGTTCAGAAAACATTTTGAAAAACAATTTTACTTTATCCATCGCAGTTGGGTCATCTGATACAACTGCCCAGGCTAAAATCGCTACGGGCAAACTTAAAATTATAAGGACTGCCTCATCTTTCCAGTCTGATTGTCTAGCTTCTAACAACTGACCTTGATAATCAGCTTCACCTCGAGCCATCTTTTCTGCATGACGCATTTGTGCGTCCGCCATAAGCATTTTAGTCTCTTGACGTTTTTTGAAAATGTGTGAACCAGCTTGAAAAGCTAATTTAGCTGCCTGTAACCACATAATTAAAACGCTTTTGATTTTCTTCTTTTTTCTGGAAGCACTGCGCCTTGTCCTTGAACTTCTAGCTCAGGTCCACCAGTACCAATTTGATTATAAGCGGCATTATAAGTTGTTTTTGAACGTGGATCGATTTGGATCTCTTGTTCACCAACTTTTGCTTCTTTAATCTTATTTTCTTTTTCCATTTTTGCTCCTTTTTTGTTTTACACCTGCTTCTCGCAAAGCAATAGCGATCGCTTGTTTTCTATTTTTAACTTTTTTATCAGATTTTCCAATAGAAAGCTTCTTTTTTTTAAATTCTCTCATGACTTTTGCAATTTTTCGGTCTTGTTTTTTAGTTTGAGTCATTGTCACCTCTAATAACAGCAATATTACCCATCATATCACCTGCTTTTGGCAATGTTTTAGACAAAATAGTCTTTTCAATTGATGTATTAGCTCTTAATTTTGCTAATTCTTCGTTTTGTTTTAGTTTTTCGTCTTGATTTTCTTGGTTCATCATCGCTCTCATCTTATCAAGGTCAATTCTCTCACTTCCTTCACGTTCTTTTCTCTCATTTTCCATCGCTCTAAGGTCTAATTCTCTAGATCTTAGTTTTGCAATAGGGTCATTATCAAATTGTGAGGTAATTTTCTTTTCTTCACTTAAAAACTCTTCCATAGACTCAGCAATAAGTTGTGCTTTTCTTGCTTCAATTTTTTGTGACATCATTCTTGCCTGCATTTGCATTTGTGGATTCTGCTGCATCGCTGCAACTGTTCTTAATTCTTGTGCAAACTCAAGTTCAACTTGTTCTTGAGCCATTAAACTGATGTGTTCAAAAATATTTTTTTCTAACGCCGCCATCACCGGTGGATTATTTCTTGCCATGTTTGTTGCCATGAAAGACAAGTGCGCTTGAATGTGTGATCTGTGATCTTGACCTGGAAACGCTTGGAACGGTCGCCCTGCAAGAGCATTGATATGCTCTAATGCAGGGTCCATTGGTTGTGGGGGTTGTGGTCGAATTAGTATTTGATCAACGTCTTTTACACCGATTGCTTCATACATGTTTCGGTACGCTTGATATAAATTATGTATTTGTGGATTGGACATTGCCAATTGCAATTCCGTCTGCGCAAGGGAGATACGCTGTGTCTGAGAGAATATATTTGGATCTGCAACTGGCAATATATCTACCCTGTCATCAAAGTCAGACTGTTTGATGAGACGTTGTCCTCCGACAACATCATAGGGGTATTCTTGGGGTAGATAAAGCTTAAAAACTCTTGATAGTAATCTAAATTCTTTTTTGAGTGCTGCGTAAATTCTTTTGTGAATCGCAGACATGGTTCTGCTTCCTCTTTCTAAAAGCGCAACTGTCGTTCCCACTGCAGCGCCTTGATTCCCGTCTCCTACTTGCATGTCAGCTATAGATGCAAAACGCTGACCTGCTTGTACAACGACACCCAATAAATTTAAAAGAGTTTGAGATGGCTCTTTAAATGGTAGAGTCATAAACGCATCTCTAATATTTCCACCTGGAGCGTCTACATCTCTAAACTCTCCTGGTTGAATAGACTGTGCGTCATCTCGAATTCGGATACCTCTTTGTTTAAAACCTGCTGGTAAGTTTGATAATGTTCCAGCATCTAAGAGTTGTCGTAAAGCAGCTGTGGCTGTTCTAGATAATCCACCAATCATGTGAATTAAACCAAAACCATAAAAGCCAAGGCCGGGTAAAAATTTAAAATGTACAAAGTAAGAAATTTTTTTCTTTAATGGATCTCCTGCTTCATAGTTTCTTCGAATAGATAAAACTTTTCTTGATCCTTCATCCATGGTTACAATGTATGGAATCTTAATACCTGTTGGTTCACCGTTTGTGTCAACGTCTTCAAAACCTTCTAAATCTAAATTAACATGACACTCAAGTAATGTGAAAACATCTTCGTCTCTTCCTGATTTTGAAGTGCCTTCTAGTTCAAGTTCTTTTTTCTCTAAATCTGTTAAATTATTTTGACCAGGTTTAATATCAATGTCTCTGTAAAAACCAGCTACTTGTTGTTTTCTTAATTCGTTTTCAGAAATTTTTACTTTGTGAATAATTGCTTCGGCATCATCTAAACTGGTTGCAGTATACGGTACAATAAGTTCTTCTGCTGGAACAAACTTAGATACTGCTCTTTGCATCATGTCATCGTAATAAACTTTTTTAAATGCAGAACCTGCAAGAGGTAAATAAAATAACATCTGATCAAAGTCAGGTTCATACTCCATCATCTGATCCATGATTTGATAATTCATGAAATCTTTTACACGATTAGCTTGTTGTGTTTTTTCTGGAGTTTGTAATCCTACCACTTGCGTTCGAACAGGTCCGTTTGCAGGAAGTAATTCTTTGTACGCCAAAGCTTGAAATTGTGTCGCTGCTTCTGCTAATACAGGGTGAGTTGCACCTGACGCACCTGAAAATGGTTCAGTACGATTGTTGTACTTGAACCCTAACAAGTCGAGTCCTTCTGTGTAAGTTCTTTCCCAGTCTTTTCTAGAATTTTTGTAATCTAAATAATTTTCAAATAAACGTGAGCCTAACATTTCAAGTTGTTGCTCTTCAACAAAGTCTGCTAGGTTTGCATTAAAATCTGTTGCTTGTCCTTGTGCCATTGCATTCGGATCAAAATTAATTTCTACGCCACCATCTTCAAGTTCAGTCACTTCTGTGTCTGCTTGTTCACGAAGTTGCTCTTCCATCTCAACCGCTAAGTCTTCTGTTGTCTCTTCAGGTTGTTCGCTTATGTTTGGTAACGTTTTGTCTACGGCCATATTTTCTCTCCAGTTTTACTGTTTTAACAGTATTGTAGTTATATTCAACCCCCTGCGGTTGTGGTCCTGATTTCGGAGGTATCGTTGTGGTTAATCGTTTAATCATTGAAATCATATTTCATCGCATCTTCGTCAAAATAATCTGCATAATTATCCATTGTTCCTCCACGATCTTCTATGTCTCCAACAGGATCATTTTCAATCTGCTCTTTTCTTTTTTGTTTTTCAATTTGTGCTTTTTTATTTGTTTTACCAGTTGCAAATTCTTCTACTGAATGCCAATCACTAGCTGCATCATCTAAATCATTGGTTATGTACTCGTCTAATTCAATATCAACATCATCTGGTCCAGTCACTCTTCCAGTAGCTCTACTCTCTGCAATTGTAAACTCTCCTCCTTCTATGATAGGATTTCCGTCATCAGTGATTCCTTCGATTCGTTGTGGTGTCATATTAAAATCTACAAAATCGCCGTGCGCTCCTATGTCCGCAGAATTTATGGATACTGTAATTTCTCCAGTGTCTGAATTCTCACGTAAGATGTAAACATCTTCTTTTTTTAAATCAATTATTTTTTTTACCGTTCCATCTTTTTGTAAACTTTCCACATACATAGGATTTCCTGCTTCATCAAGTTTAGGATTTCTTAAAACCTTAACAGTCTCTCTTTCAATTGTTCCTGACTCGTCAACACCTTCCTTCATAATTTTTTCTACAAGGGGTGCAAACCAATCAGGTGTGCCTTGAGGTGCATCTTTTAAAACTTTTTTTGCTTTTTGATAGTTCCCTTTAAGAGAATCTACTTCAGTTGGCCGAAAATATTTTTTACTA